CCAGCGCCAAGTAGACCTTGATAGGTTCCGGGTGCTTGACCAAAGATGTTAGGGATGTAATCTGTAATAGCCATATTTCACCTAGATAAGCGAAACTTGCGGAACATTAGTCTGGAATCTCTGCGCCTGCTGAGGCATAGGGTTCCCACGCATCAGGTTAGGATTTGCTTGAGGACGAGGAGGCGCTTGCAAGGCATTTTGAGCGCCCATCAGCGTCATTTGCGTAAGAACAGGGTTCTCGCCAGTAAACGATTGAAATGCCTTAGGAATCTCAGAAATAGTTTGAGAAAAAGTAGGAGCAGCCATAGCCGGAGAAGCAACAGTCGAATAACCTAGTGGCATAGCTGCATTACCAGCCATAGGAGCAGCAGAAACCGCTGGCATATACGCAGAACTACCGGCAGCGCCAGCAGGAATAGTCCCAGCAGTAAACATACCAGAGCCACCAGCACCAGCCATACCAGCGCCACCACTAGGAGCAGCAGCAGCCAATTTAGACCCCGCCAATCCCTGAGCGCCACCTAATACACTCCCACCAATGCCGCCTAAAGCACCGCCAAGCAAAGCGCCTTGCAACGGATTTCTTCTATTTGCGACAGCTCCAATAGCAGAGCCAATAAGTATCGGAGCAGCAGCAGCACCCATTATTTACCCCCTTGTGGAGTAGCTGTAGTCTTAGTCTCCAGAGGAGCGCCATAGAAGATATTAGCAGCCTGTTGCAGACGTTGCATCGGCAGTTCCTGTGCAGCCAATTGACCTTGGATTGCTTGCTGGCTATAACCTTCTTCAGCCTGACCTGCTTGCAGGAGTCGCTGAATATCAGCATAGTCAGCAGCCGCCATCGTAGGAGCAGCCTGAGCAGCAGCCATTTGACGGGCACGTTCAGCCTCAGCAGACTGATAAGCCAGTTGACCACCCTGTTCAGCCATAGCACGAGCAAATACGTCTTGAGCGCGTCCCTCTTGTTCTGCCATAGCTCCAGAACCATAACGGCCCATCGAGGAAGCACGAGACTGTAAGCCCTGTACGCCCTCTGTAAACTGCTCACGAGCCAGACGGTTAGACTGCTCCAAAGCACCCGCTAGGAATGGATTAACGCCTCGTCCTTGGATCGTAGCTAGTTGCTCTGCCTGTGCAGCACCCATCAGCGGAGAACCCATCTGAGCGCGTTGTGCAGCCGATTCAATGGCCTGTCGAGAAAATTCCGACTGTTCTGGAGCCAAGGTAGAAGGAGCCTCTGGCATCCCTTGATAAAGCCGTTTAGCCTCACCCAGAGAATAAGTAATGTACGGCTTAAACTCCGGGCTTATCTCTGTCTTTGTTTCTTCGCGTCCGCCGCCACCACTCATATCACACCTCGCATATCCATTTTCGAGGCCGGAATCCATAAGCCTTAGCCCTACGATTCCAACCCGGTCTATGACTAGCAAATGTCAAATATTTAACGTTTGCTTCCCTAGCCATATTTTTTATAAATTGTAAACCTTTTTGCACCACTTGATAATCATTTTCTAACGTCCATGCCGCCCAAACGTGCAATTCCTCGCCCATTGGCTGCAAGATAAAGAAGCCATAAAAATGGTTATTCTCTAGTACCACCCACAGCATCGCCTTTTGGTTCCAGCAATCCGTGTATACGTCTTCAGGTATCCAGTTTTCAGGGCTTCTGCCCTTGATTTTGTCCAAACCAGCCCGGATACTAGGCCACCATTTGCGGAGATCATCCACAGGAATATGTTTAAATTCTGTCATCCCACAATTATATAACCGTAGGTCTTATTCGCAGTGTCATTCGCCCAGTGAGATATAGTTGCTTGCCCTTGTTGCTGGCTTGAAACATACAAGTTTGTTGTTGCAGCAGGAGCCACATAGCTCATCGTTACAATGGCAGACGGGATTGACGGTCTTGTCGGGCTTGTACTCGTGCCAAAATGCTCAAGCGAAACACCAATGTCAGTCGTTCTCCACATGATCTGAACATAGTCATTAGCGTTCATTTCCATAAAGAAATTCATCGCGGCAATTAAGTGAGAAGGATCGCCAGTGCTTTTCCTAGCTGGCATGTGAAACCGGCTATTAGATCCGGCAACATCAGTACCGTTCTTGCGGAACCAGATGTCTATATCCTGACCATCATTGGTGGTGTTTTTAAATTGAAAACTAAACTGTATGTTATATATGCCGTAGTTTCTGACATTTAGCCTAGAACTGTTGGATAGGTATATTCCGTTGCTGTAATCTGTTGTGTTATAGGTAACAGCATAAGCTGTTGTCGTATTGGCAGCAGTTTGGTCTGTAGTGTCCTGAAACGCTCCATAAGGCGCTGAATCTTCTTCTGCCTCATCAGATACCGGAACAAAGAAAATCAGGCTGTCGTAGCCTATACGCTCGTCGTAGAGGGTAGTTGTGATGGCATTGCCGGTTGCTAGGGTAATTTCACCAGTATTATTGGTCTTGCCATTCATAATGCCGCGAACAACCTCAGCAACCTGCCTCTGATCGCCTCCAAACTGCGGTAAGGTCTGAAATTGTATCGTTCTGGTCATCTGTCACCCTGTGGGAATATATCGACTTCCATCCCAACTGCGGTTTTCCAGTTAGTACCAGTAGGAACCAGCTTTAATCTATGATAATCGCCGTTAGACCGCAAGCTCACACGGTTTTCAGCGTCAGCAGCAGCCAAATCACCAAAAACCACCTGCTCACCAAGATTATCCCGACTAGCCACCGCTATAGAACCACTGCCACCGTCAACAATCGGCCTTGCCAGCATCACAGTAGAACGGCCCACATCAATATCACCCGTTGATATACGAGCAGTCTTATTAGAATTGCCAAAAGTGATGATTTTCTGCCCAGAAGTACCAGCAATTATCAAATTGCCGCCAGCCCACTGAGGATCGTCAAGAGATACAGCCAAGGCATCAAGGCTTGCTGAGTAATTATCCAAGTCTTCAAGGGTTGTTGTGGCTGTTAGCACAGAAGCAATTGATGTCGCAGTCGTTTCCAAGTAAGACCAACGATTTAACGGGATGCTATAAACAAATAGCCCGTATGCACCAGACTGCAAAGGAGTACACCACATTGCCAACTTGCGAATTGGATCAACCGCAGATGACATTTTCAGCTTTAAATCGCTTTTTGACGCAACATCAAAGAAATAACGGTTTACCTTTTCCTCGCCGATATTCTTTAGGTTCTGACCATCGCAGACATAGAACCCATCATCAGCCAAGAAATAGGTAAGGCCAGCGTATTGGCAGATAGAACCATAAGAAATGCAGCCCAAAGACCTAGAAATAGCGTCAAACTGGAAAAAGAACGGAGATCCTGCATAGGTCATCCGGTAAACAGCACGTTCCATGAACACAATGCCAAACTCACCACCAGCAATTCCAGTAATACTGCCGCCATCTGGCAAAACTTGACTGTCAGACTGTGAAGCCGCACCGGGAGTCCAATCTGTTTCATCATTAATATCAGACCAGTAAACCTTATTCTCATCACCACTTACATTACCGGCAACAACAAAATCCTTTACAACCGTTACAAACTTAGCAGCAGGAGCAGCCGCAGCTAAATCCGCAAAAGCAGTCCCTACAACAAGGTCAAAGGACTGAAGTTTATTAGCGCCATTAGCAGCAATCATCGTCTGACCAAACTGCGCCGTGTCCCAAAACTCAATGTTTGAATAACCTGTGGTTGTCAAAGCATCAAGATCAAGATCAGCAGGGCTAAACTTGTACAAATTGGAGGCAGAACCCGCAAACAAGCTAATAGCATTGGCAAACTTGCCAGCAAACGTTACCAACAGCTCTGCACCAGCAGCATCAGATAGGTCAGCCTCACCTTTAAATGGGGCATATCCATTAGTAACAGGATAGCAATTAGTTGCCTCAGTAACGGCTCCTACCACTCCGGGCTGATCCGGCAACCACTCACCAAGCATTATCTTTTGTTTAGCCATTATTGTTTCGTCCAGCTATTGTTACCGACTGTTTGGTTTGTCCAAGTATTACTTGATGCAGGGACAACATCCCAACTTGCACCAGAAGGAGTTACTTGAACCCATGTATTCTCGCCAGCAGTCTGGTCTGCCCATACATTTACGCTTGGGGCTACATCAGACCACTCATCGCCAATAATCCCACCATTTGCAGAGAATATTGCCACAGCATTAATGCCAACAACATTGAACAATGTCCGGCTTGCGCTACAAACTAATATTGCCTCAGCATTAACAGACGCAAATCCTTCATATTCAACACCGCCATTTGCCGTTACCGTGGCCTCTGCATTGACATTTGCAACTCCAGTGCGAATCCTAAGACCGTCAGCAGTAACTGTCGCATCTGTCGCAATAGCTGCATTGCCTTGCTGAATCCTGATGCCAACAGCAGTAAATGTTGCCGTTCCATTAATAGCAGCATTTCCAGCAAATACAGCAGTTGCATTAGCCACCACAGTAGCCAAAGCATTAACGCTTGCAGAGGCACTAACAATAATGCCACCCAAAGCAGTGACAGTTGCAATCCCAGAAACAGCAGCAGAGGCCAATCTCTCACGGATTGCGTTTGCGCCAACAGAAGCTGATCCATCAACAGCAGCATTGGCAAACCTAATCCTAAATGCGCTTGCTGAAACCGATGCAGTAGCATCAATGCTGGCAGTCCCAAACAAAGTATTCCCGCCTAATGACGAGAATGGAGACTGAGCAAATGTGCTAATGCCAAACATTTAGACAACCACCCATCTGGCCCCAGTCGGAACCGTTACCGTAACGCCAGTGCTAAGAGTTACATTACCAGCACTCATGCCGTTATAGCTTGCTGGCAAGGTTAATGACGTAGCTATTGTGTTGCTATTTAAGAAAATACCATTAGATGCAGCAAAATGTGCATCATAAGCAATATCTGAAGCGTCACCATAAACCGCTTTACTAGCAGGGTATGTAACAAAGACATCTTTGCTATTGGCTGCAAAGTTGATTTTTGTTGTTGTGCCAGAACTATTGGATAGAACTGTGTCTCGTGAAAGCGTAGTGCCTGAAGCCGTGTAAGTACCGATACCGACTTCCCATGTTCCTGCCGTTGCATCAACAATGGCGTAATACGTTGTGTTTGCATTGCCAATGTCAGCAAACGAACGAAAGCCAGCAGCAGCGCCAGCTAACGTCAATGTACCTGTACCGGATGTCGTACTGGTCTCTTTAATCCTATCTTTAACGACCAGAGGCATTATCTACCCCTTATGCCAAAGTCACCGACAAGCTGCCAATCGCAATCTTAAAGATGTCACCGTTATCAATGGTTTTGGACGTATCCAGAGCAGTGTGATACAGCAGGTTGCCGCCAGTTAAAGCATCCTCAATGCCAATCCATCCCACGGTTCCCCATGAAGCGGTAGCTTGCGGAAACTCAACCGCAGTGCTATTGGTAGATACTCCGTTACTAGGCGCACCAAAAGTAACAGCCTGACGAGCATAAGATCCACCAGAAACCTCAGTCCCTGTATCAGCATCAGTCGGATCAGACGTATACAGGCCGACATAAACCGTTGCAGGACTCGTGTAGCTCGTATTACGCAAGGTAGCGTTAATCAGAGCCTGCTCTAGGTAATTTGACATCTCTGCCATGATTTACTCCTCAAATGAATTCTGTTTACTACGGTTTTCAAACTGGGTTATAACTCTTAAATTCCAAGGAACATGAAGCCCACATACAGTTTTTCCCATCAATGGAACTATATGATCTACTTCATATTTAGTTCCTGTTTCCCTAGTCTTTAACCTTGCCTCAACGTAAAACTTTTGTATCTCTTGTTTTAATTCTTCATTAATCCATTTTGGAACCGCATTTCTCTTTGCAGCCCTTGCTAATGCTTGCCAAGCAAACTTTTTATGCTTTGTATTTTCGTAACATCTTTTGCTTTTAATTGCATATTTTTCTTTATTATTTCTTTGCCATTCTATTGTTCTTTTTATTATTCTATCTTTGTTCTTTTCATAATTTTCATAATGATATTGCATTGCTTTAGCTTTTTCTGCCTCAGCGTTTTTTTCGTACCATTCTTTTTTAGCCGCTTTAGAGCATTCTTTACACCAACGGTGTAGCCCGTCTTTATTTGCAGCACACTTAGAAAATACATTAAGCTGCTTATCAACATTGCATTTTGAGCAACGCTTCACTGATTTCACCTCACGTTATAAGACATTGCCATAGGCTGACCACTGTACTCACTAGATTGGTCAGCACTAGAAATAGACGCTACTGCACGGTCATACAAAGAAGCCCAGACCTGCAACCTTGCATCGTTCATCAAGTACGGCTCAGCCTCAGCCAAAGACGCATACAGCAGGGCATCAGGGCAGTTAGCCAAGAAGACATTGCTTGTGTTGGAGTCACTCAGCAGAGTAGGCTTGGCGTAATACAGCATTTGAGCCGTGTACGCAGTGTCAGGTATAGGGGCAAATTGAAGCTCTGAGGCCAGAACCGTATAAGTCCGTGGGATACCAGACTCAGTAGCCCGTGTGCTTTGGTAGAAGCTATTGGGAGCCTCGTAGGAGACAGAGCTGATCGGGGTAGTCTTAAAGTGAATATCCCGCATCTCTAGGAAGTCTGTAGGCAGACCAACCGTAGAATCACCGCCAGTAGTATTGGCAGTAGCTACCACCAGCATCTGACGGATTCTCAGGTCTCGACGCAGACGCTCCTCAGCCAGCCGGATAAAGTCAGGGATAACTGAGTTCAGGTCACTACGAGCTAGGTAGTTCGCTATCGTAGTCTTTAGGTCACTGTAGCTCGTAAATGCCATGTTTATTTCCCGTTATTGTGCGCCTCTATAGCGCCTTCCTCTACATCTTCCCATCGATACTCGTAAGTCCCAATGTGCCCAATATGCTTGGATAGGCTGTGATCTACATAGGTCTGAAAGCCAGCATCCAAGGCCTTGATGCAAAAATGTACATCCTCGCCAATGATGCCCTTAGACCCCCAACCCACATCAAACCAAGGCTTAGGAACCTTCTCAAACACTTCCTTGCGAATCATCACCACACCAAAACCAACCGCTGTGACAGGCTCTATACCCTCCCTGCCCATCGAATCTACCTTGTGCCAAGCGTGACGAATAATCTTACCCTCGTCATCCTTCTCAATCTCAAGGTTTAACGCAGTCGGTAGCGTAGGCTTACGTCTAGTTACCGCATTGACACCAACAATCGGAACCTCACGGCTTAACAAAATGTCAATCGTGTCAGCCGGAAACCTCATATCTGAGTCAATAAACAGAACCGCATCACATCCCTCTTTGAGAGCAGCATCTACTAGCTTCTCTCTCTGATCGAATATCAGCGTTCCTGCCATCGTATAGAGCTTTAGCCCGTTGCCATCTTTGGAACACCTGTGCTTAGAATCCCTGCCAACCATCTTGGCAAAGTCAAAAGCAAATGCAGTGTGAACCTCGTCCCTAGCTGGTACACAAACTCCTACGTTCATCAGTTCCCCTTAGAGATAGTGCCACGATAAGTTTTCCAAACCGCATTATCGGGATTATTAAGCCAACTAGCAAACGCTGCGTCATCCACAATGCTAAAGCCTTTCATGATGCCCATCTTGTTCAAGTCATCAATGACCGTGAACGGGATTCTGGCTACATGGTGCAGGTCTTTAAGATGCCCAGTCCTCTGCTTGTCTAACTCTAATTGAGCCTTGTTAGCCTCAATGATCTCCGATACATCCTGTTTAGTCTCGATGACGATACCGCCATCACCGTCCGCGTGTACTGCTGTATCTCTAAAGTTCATAAATCCTCATAACTCCCCCAGACCCTAAGGCCCGGGGGATATACAAAACTCCGTTACAGAGCCATGTTCAGGTCAGCCACGATGCCATGAGCAGCCTCGTT